AGAATTAAAGGTTTAAGCGGAGGCGTTAATACATATTCTTTAATTAAAAGTATTGCTGAAGAAATTCGTGGTTTAGCAGTTGAGTGTAATGTTCCAATTTGGAGTGCTACTCAGGTTACTCGTTCTGGGTTTAATAATTCCGATGTTGACTTAACTGATACATCAGAAAGTTTCGGCTTACCTGCCACAGCTGACTTAATGATTGCTTTAATTAGTAATGAACAGTTAGAAGGAATGAATCAAATAATGGTAAAGCAATTGAAGAATCGTTATAATGATCCAAGTAATAATAAACGGTTTGTCGTTGGAGTAGATAAATCTAAGATGCGTTTATATGATGTTGCTGACCCAACTCAAGATATATTAGATGATTCTAAAATAGCAGGAGCACAAGTTGGTAATAGTGATGCCATGCATAACATTGGTAAGAACGCAGACTTCTCTGGTTTTAAAGTTTGAAACTTTATAAATAACTAAAATTACTATTACACTAAATGGATATTAACAAACTAGGATTCAAGGATTTCGTATTAACCGAAGGTATTTCATCAGGCTCTATTGAGAAAGCTACCTTTTTAATGATTAAGTATTTAAAAAAGAAGACGGGTTTAAACCTTTTCGCAATGCCAGAGCTAGAGCAATATAAAGGATCTGCTGGTAAAGGATTTGGTTTACGTTTGTTCGCTAATAAGAATGGAATCTCTGTTCGATTAAACTTCTCTTCAACAAGAGCTCAAACGAATGCATTAACCGGATTTGATGTTTGGTTAGGAGACGGTAAACCATCAACACGAGTTGAGTTTGCTAATATGACAAGCGTTGTTAAAATCCTTCCTATTGTTGCTGAAATCATTAATAACAAAGGTTCAAACAGTAAAGTAGTTTATACTATTCCAGATGGAGTTCCTTTAAATGAAGGATACGCATATGGAACGGATTCCATTCTTTTAAAAGAAGCCGCTGGTAATGATGTTCCAGCAATGTTTGATGATATTGTTGATATGATTGTTACTCCTAACTTTTCAAAAGGGAAGATCTATAGGAAATATAAAAGTGCTGGAGTTAAAGTATTCGAAGCTCTTGAAGAAGTATATCCAAAGAACATTACCAAGCAAGGCGTTAAATATGTATTTAGCGGTAAGCCTGCAGAAGTACAAAAGATCAAGAAAGATAAATCTAAAATTCTTGAAATGATTGGCGCTAACGAAGGTAAAGTAACTAAAGGGAGTGCTAAAGAAACATATGCTGATAATTCAAATGCAGATGAGCTTTTAAATGATAGAGAACGATTAAGTTTTGAAGCTCAGTTAGAAGATCTTGAGAATCTATTGAAACTAACCATTAATGGCGCAGCGAACGCAATCTTTATTGCTGGGCGTGGCGGAGTTGGTAAAACGTTTACTACAGAAAAGATTCTTGGTGAAATGGGTTATAGAGATGGAGCTGGTTACTTTAAGAACACTGGTTCTGCTTCTGCCGCTGGTATGTATTCCCTCTTATTTAAATATAAGAATGATATTATCTTCTTTGATGATTCTGACGATGCTCTTAAAGACCAAGAAAGCCGTAACCTTTTAAAAGCTGCAACCGATACCAAAAAGATTCGTAAACTCGTTTGGAACAAGATGGGTAAGAATGTTGCAGAGCCTGATGAAATGACTGACGATGAAATCCTTGATGCTGGATTAATTCCACGTTACTTTGAATTTACTGGTAAGATCATCTTTATCTCTAACCTTAAGATGAACAAACTTGATCCTGATGGCGCACTAAGAACCCGCGCATTTATTATTGATATTGATCCAACCGAAGGCGAAATTTACGACTTCATGGATAAGATCGTCGGTAAGATTACTTTAGAAGACGGGCTTAATCTTGATTTAACAGAACGTAAACGAGTAGTTAATCTATTAAGAAAAGGAAAGAGTAAACAATCATCAAACCTTCGTAAGCTATCCCGTGGTTTAAATATGGCCGCTGGAGCTTTAAAAGCAGGAGTTGCTGTAGCTGATAAAGAACTAGCTCGTATGATTGAGCTATACGCTTAATAAAATAAATGAAATCATTTCAAACATTCCTCATTGAGGGAACTAAATTAACTCCGCGCGAATTAAAGAAGCCTGCAACGGGCGGACTAAACGCAGGAGTGGCTCGTACCGAAATACTTGCTAATAAAATTAGAAAACAGGAACCACTAACATTATCAAATGGTAGTAAGTTTGAAGTGGTTGACTCTGTTGGAGCTTTAGCTTCTATTGAGCAATTTAGAAAAGACGGTAAGGCATTTGAATTAATTGGGAAAGGCGGAACTAAGGTTTCTTCTTCAGATTTATTAAAAACTCCTGAATTTGGTGGTGGTTCTGGCGCAGGCGGTGGCACAAAGAATACTGCCATTGGCGAATCTGCTCAATGCGTATGGATGGCAGCAATGCTTGATATTGGTTATGATAAACCAATGGAAAGTTTTACTGACGAGGTATTAACTAAAGCATTTAAAAAAGTAAGTGTTGGTAAAACCTCCTTAAAGGAAATTTTAAGTATTGATGAAAGTTGGAAAACGTCTTCTTACTTAACTGCTCAATATGCAATTAAAGATCGTATTATTGAAAAGGGCATGTCCTTTCACAGAGATGATTCTCTTATGAAAGCCATTTATAGCGCTAAGAATAATGCTTTTAAGAATAACGATTTTAAACCATTGACTGATGATAAATGGAATCCTGGCGATATCTGGGTAGCAGACGACGATTTTAAAGTATCGGAATTAAAAACTCATACGGTTGAACATTTTAATGACGACATTCTTGATTTATATTTACAACGTAGACTTGTTGGTATTTCATTAAAGAAAGTTTCTAAAGGAGTAAAGGGCGTTGAAAAAAATGTTTCGCGGCCTCCAGAAACTGAAGATTATAAATTTGTAGGAGCTCATATTAAAGCTTTAGTTAGAGGTGAATGGTATACTAGTAAAACTAATTATATTACTTACATTGGTGGTCAACTTGATATAAGAGCAAACAGTGGCTTTGGATCTCATAAAGTTGAAATTAAAGGCAAAGGCGCTCGAGGCGGTGGCGCATCTTGGGGTGTTATGTCAGATGCGGCAAAACGCATTTATAGAAAAGAACTTCCTAAGAATACAAAAATAAAAAAGGAAGCCCAGCAGATTGCTTCTGGCGATAAGCGCGCAGTTCAAAACTTTACTAAGTTATTACAAATCACTGATAAGAACATATCTAATGCAGAAGTAACAGAGAAATTGGCAGCTCTTGGTAAGAACTCTGATATTTGGATCCACGGTAAACTAGGTGGCCTTTATGTATTAGAACTAATTTCAAAAGGCGGCCAAAAGGCAAATAAGTTTATTACTCAGATAATTAATTACGCTGGTAGTTCTACTTCAGATTCCAGCGCGTATATTATTTTAAAAGAGAAATAATATTCTATTAAGCCTGGAAGTAAAAAGAAAAATCCTTTTATTAGTATCAAATGAAGCTACTAACATTCATACTAATAGCTATAGCACTAGCACTCACCTCATGCGGTCTCGCACCTCCTGAGTGTATGATTGGGCATTAATTAATCTTCGACCCAAACCGCGGCCAAAGATACTCGAGCAAGACTTTCAGTCGATTGCGCGACAAATGAAATGCTGCTATTTGGTGGAACTACAATTCTTAGATCCTCAAGATTAATCGAAGAACTTCCCCCGCCAGGGATTTCAAACATGTAAATGGGTAGATTACTGTCAACTTCTGTGCTTACATTTCCTATAGTATCTGAATAATATACAGATGAATTTTCCTCGCTTCTTGTTTTATACTCAAGCTCAGGTAATTCATTAAAATTATAATATATTGCTACAAGTACAGGCGTTCCACTTGGGTTTGTTTTGAAAGCCGCATTAACAGTTTTTAATAAAACTTCTCTAGTATTAATTTTATTCTTATAAATTAATCTATTATGTAAAGTTAATACATGATGATAATCATCTGCAGATAAGTTAGGGTTTTCATCATATGTAATTGATGCAGCAGTTGGCAGTTTTGTATTTTCTATTAAACCTTCAATTGCACCTAACATAGAACCGCCTGATACATAAATATCAGTTCCAGTTCCGCCTAAACTTGCCGCGATCCAACCGACTTTTAACGATGGGTTATCAACGTGAACATCATCATAATTATTTGCATATTTTATTTCATGGAAAACAATCATGTCTCCATTTAACGGGTTTTCAATAGAGAATCTAATTTGCCCAGCACCAAGCCATCTAAAATTAATTTGAAAAACGTTTAATTTAGTTGGATTTAATGTTGCTCCACTAAAACCGTTCCCATCAAGAGTATCACCATTAAAGTCTTCTTGGTATGTCCAATTATTAATATGATTTACGCCACCTTGAAGAACTGAAAGAGTAGCAGTAACGCCAGTTGAATCTGTATCAGAAAAAGAAAATGTTCCGGTTTTAGGCCCAACCCCGGTTGATAAAAAACAAACTTTATCAACAGCATATTCTAAAATCCAAAAATCACTTATAATAGCATGATGTATTTTTCTTGCCACATCATTGACAGTATCTCCTGCTAAGACCGCAATAACAAAATCTTCATCATTTAATGTTACGGTAATATTTCCAGGTGTCGTGACTGAATTACTAATAACGATATTATGAATATGAGCTTTACCCTTATTCTGTAAAAGAACTCCAAATTTATCACCATCAAAGCCAACCTGTATAGCTTGCTCTTGCGCAAAGAATCCCGCTCTTTGAGTATAACCGATGGCTCCTTCTGTAAATTGAGCAGTGAACCGTGTTAACGCGCCCTGCCCTGGTCTATATCTTACTGATCTTTTTGATCTAATAACGCCATAACCACCCAATGAAGTTCCGGTTCTACATTCTAGTAAAGTGTTTGAGGCTATTGCAGATCCACTCTCAGATTCATAAGACTCAAATAGTCTTTCATCTAAACCATATAAACCATCCAATTGAAATACCGGCGTAATAGGAACACTTACATGTTCTCCAAATGCGCTTACTGCTGAAGCGCTTGATGTTTTAACTGGATTACCATATTCATCAACCGCTAATGACGCCTCAAAAAGCGAGGTATTATCATTAAGATAATTTTGAGAAGTTCTATTCCACTGAGCCATACCTTTATTTATACAAATAAATAACTTTATGAAGAGGATACGGGTATATGGTTGTTTGGACAAACCTAAGTTAAAAAAAGAAATACGTGAAGCTGCGTCTCTTTTTATTCAAGATCTTTTACCACGTAAACGCAAGTATGATATAACAATAACAATATCTTCAGGTTTATCTAAAAAAGTAGGATCCTTTGGAGAATGCTGGTCATGGTCTCGTAATGAATATACAGTTAAGATCGACGGATCTCAAACAAAGGAAAATATTTTTAAAACACTTGCTCATGAATTTGTACACGTTAAACAATTCTCAGTTGGAGAATTAAAATTCTTAACTAAATTTGATGTTTGGCAAGGGACCGTATATTACCATGGAGCTAAATACGAAACTCTTCCATGGGAAAGGGAAGCAACTCAATATGAAAAAATTCTATATAACAAACATATTGTCAATAAAAGACAATTATAAATACTAAATAAATGAAGTCCTTTAAAGAATATATTGGTGAAGCTGCTAAAACACAAAAGCAGTTCATTGCTCACCTTGATAAAATGCCACCACTCAAATTTCTTGAACTTGCAAAACGCCTTGATAAAGAAATGGGCGGAGTTCTTTCAAAGGATAATGCTGAGATCAGAGAGAAGATGGATGGTTCAGCTCTTCGTATTGGTTTAGATGAGAAGGGGCGATTCTTTGCTCAAACTTCTACATCGCCTTCATTTTTTAACTTTGGCGATTTTAGAAAGCGTTTTTCTAAGCATGGTGAAGAAGCCGCACTTATGGGAGACAAGTGGGATGATATTTTTAAAATGATAAAGAGTGACTCCAAGGTTAATGCCATTCTTAAAAAGTATAATACTAAAAACGGTATTAAGGTTGTTGGAGAGATTATGTATCCTCCGCTTGGTATTGATTTACTTGATAAAATGCGATTTATTCGTATTGATTATGAGAAGAAAAAACTTGGTTCTGATTATACCTTCGTTCCTTTTTACGTTATGGATAATGAAAATAACATACATCCAAAAGAAAAAGAAATCTTTAAAGAACTATACAAGATATCAAATTCTAAACGTAAATATGTCAATACCGTTGTTTTAAAGGATAAAGACATTAATATTAAAACGGATTTGAGTATTGTAAACAACGATCTTGTTAAGAAATATAAAAATTTAAATGATGTATTGGTATCAAGGAAGCATATAGATCGTGAGTTAAAAACAAAAATCAAAGATGAGATTTTGCTGCTACAACGAAAGCTTGCTGCTAAAATACTTTCATATGTTGATGGCGGTCTGTTAGGAAAAGATTTCGAAGGAATTGTAATTAAACTAAGTGACGGTTCCTTAATTAAAATTATTTCTGACAAGTTTAAGAACACAACCTTTGATAAAAACCGTTAATAAATACTAATACAATGCTTGCATATAAACAATTTTTAGAAAATAAACGGCAGCTGTCTGAAGGTGGTAATGCTGTTAAAGGAGTCGGACCGATTAATCAAGAGAATTCTATTCCTACATATAATAAAATTCTTAGTGAGTTTTTGCCAAAGCTTAAACTTAAAGATAAACATGTAGCGAGTCTTGGCTCTACTGGTAAAAAAGGACCAAAGCAAACCTCAGGCGATATTGATATTGCTCTTGATGCTACCGAGCTTTTAAAATCAAATAAGATTGACACATATGCAGATCTAATGGATTTTATTGTTGTTACAGTTAAATCTTTAGGATATGATTATAAAGATATGCGTAGTATTGGTATTGTTAGTATTGCATATCCAATTGTTAATGACGATAAGTTACAAGCAGATAAACTTGTTCAAGTAGACTTTATGGTTGTTGAAAATCTTAAACATGCAACATGGGCTTTTCACAGTCCTTCATATCTTGAGTCCAATCTAAAGGGTTTATATAGAAACGAATTAAACTTTGCTGTCGCTAAATATGCTGGATTTAAAGTAACTGAAAGAGACAAAGAAAGCAAAGAAGCCGTTACATGGCAGCGCTTTTGGTGGGATATTAAACGAGGCTTAAGTAAAGGAACACAAACTCGATTAAGTGCAAAAACTGGTAAAATTGTAAAAGGCACTAGACCGTTAACAAAAAACGATATTTCTGATGAGCCTGATGATATTGTTAAGTTCCTATATGGAGAGAAATATAAAGCAAGAGATATTTTAACTTTTGATGATGCTCTTAATGCTATTATGAGTAATGATTTTCCTTATAAGAAACAAAGGAAGACTATTTTAAAAGCTGCATCCGAATCTATACAAAAGAAAGGCTTCCCTATTCCGAAGCAAATGGCCAAATATATATAACATATAACAAACGATGGAAGAATTTCAAAAAAACGATATGGCTGAAGGCCGCTCATGGAAATCTATAGGACACTATACCGCAGATGGTAAAGAGTGGGCTGGAGATCAGCATGCGCATAATGGTCAAATAATGACTGGTAAGACGCATGATAAAAATAGTGTTTACTTATATCATTATAAAGAATTATCTGCTGAAGTGAGAAAAAAAATCGATGCAGAAATTGAAGAAGCAGAAAAGGATTTACGCTTACGTGACCTTGAAGTTGTTGATCCAACCGATGGCAGTTGGGGCGATGAAATGGGCTTCTTAAATCGTCGATATATGAAACGTCATAATTCGTATGTTACTGAAGATTCCGAAGACGAATGCTATAGTGAAGCGCTAACTGCTATTCAACGAATTAAGCGTAGAGCGATAATGCGTAAAAGCAAAGCGGCTATTGCTCGTGGACGACGTCGTTCTGAAAAGAAAAAACCAACACTTAAGGTAATGAAGAATAGAGCTTTGAAAGCTGCTAGGAACCTTTTATTTAAAAAGTTGGCGGGTCAACGATCAAAAGATGAGTTGAGCTTTTCTGAAAGATCTAGAATTGAAAAGGTTCTATCAAAAAAACAAGGTAAGATCAAAGCGATTGCTAAAAAGATTTTACCAAAATTAATCCAAAAGGAAAAAGAGAAGCGCGCTAAAAAAGCAGCAGAAAAGAAATAATGAAATCATTTAAAACATTTATTAAAGAAAAGGAAGTCAAAACATTGGTGACTACCTTTGGCCGTTTTAACCCGCCACATGTTGGACACGCCGTAAACTTTAAAGAGTTAGCAGCAGCAGCTAAAAAAGAAAAAGCGGATTATAGAATTTACTCTTCGCAGTCGCAGGACGCTAAAAGGAATCCATTAGGATATGAAGAAAAAATTAAATTTCTTAGAAAGCTTTTTCCTCAACACGCTCGTAGTATTTACTTAGACAAAAAGGTTAAAAACCCATTTGATGTTGCTAAACAAGCTTATGCAGATGGTTATGAGAAACTTGTTATTGCGGTTGGGCCAGATCGTGCGAACGAATTTAAAGATATGTTATTGAAATATAACAAAGAAGGCGGTATATTTTATTTTCCTGCCGGTATTGAAATTGTTGATACTGGAAAGGGTAAAAGGATTTCAAGCGCCACTCTTATGAGAAAGTCTGTAGAAAATAATGACCTTGCAACCTTTGCTAAAAATCTTCCTAAAACATTTAAAGAAGTTGAAAAGTTATTTAATGCAGTAAGGAAAGGAATGGGTTTAAAAGAATCTACCAACTTCCGCAAACATATTGATATAAATCCAAATGAAGCGCGTGAGCGTTTTTTCAATAAGGAAATCTTTAATGAAAATGATAAAGTTATAAGTATAAAGGATAATAAAACTTATACTATTAAAGAGCGCTTTAGTAATTACGTTAGCGCAGCTGATGGCACCACTATTAAAAAGTTTTTTATAACAGATATAATCCCTATTAATGAAAACCCTTAAACTTATAATTTTATCTAGCTATATTTTTATTGGGACGTCGTGTGTTCGTCCTCACTCAATAAACCTGCAAATGGAACAACTTCCAGCCGAAGAATTAGAAACAACTTTAAACCTTAAATGGAAACTTTAACAAACAAATAAAATGAAAAAACTAACAGATATTTTAGAAAACAAAAATGTTATCTTAGACGAGAATAGCGACGCTAGCTTAGAAATCCTATTAAACGAAGCCGATGCAAAACCGCCAGAAAATACTGATGTTGGTATTGTTCTTTCAAGACTATCAGATATGATTTCAATGTCAGACGACTTATATGATACTGCATCTTCTCTTGAAGAGATTGATAAGGAAACTGCTGATACTGTTGAATCCACATATAATTCTCTTGATGAGTTATATGCTATGTTTGATGATAAGTATGATATCTTTAGATCTGATTTTGATATGGGTGACATTGAAATGGATGAAGATTTCCGTATTAGTTTAGATGATCTATTAAATGAAGCGACTGATGAGTTATCAGAAGCATTCTTACGTTTGCCTGGCCATTTTATTAATAACGAATTATATGGAGTAGAACGAGATCTTAATACTTTTATTAAGGGTTTGCAAAATGGTAATGATGTTAATATGAAAGAGCTTAATAAAATCATTAAGATATTACAAAGCGCTAAGAAGGAAGTTAAGAAATTCAATAAGCCTGAAGAGGTTCCTGTTAGTTTTCAATATAAAAAAGAATCTATTGAAGAAGCAAAACGTCGAAACCAAGGGCTTACTGATTTATTCCATAACCTTGCTGCAGTTGAAAGACAACTACGTCCTAACAGCCCTATTCACAGGTTAGTTGAAAAGACCGCTGAGGGTAATTATACTGCAGAATTTAAGAAGATGCAAAAATTGGTTGCTCCTCTTGTTAAAATGTGGGATGACATTGAAGCGGACTTAGACACAGACTACCCTCGCGAATCTATTGAAGAAGCTAAGATGTCGCCTGAAGATACTAAGCTCGCACAGGAAATTATCAAGAGCGAAGATGAAAGGGTCAGCGTTACTTATGGTCAAAAACTAAAAGTTGCTCGACAAAAGCTTATTAAAAAATATGGTAAAGATTGGGCCAAAATGGTTGAATCTATTGAAGAAGCTGGAGGCGATTGGGTTGTCGTTGATTTAAATACTAAGAAGGTTACGTATGTTAAATCATATGACGCTGCTTCAAAGTATGTGAAGAAGAACGGTGGAGTAATTGCAAGCGCTGAATATTATGCTGATAACAAAAAGAAGTTTGAAGATACCTCGTTTGAAGGAGAGCCTCTTGATGAAGACAAGTATACCGATCTTGGTTTAAGCGTATCCCATACTCTAAACATGGCTCAAACCTTTTGGTATAAGTTAGGCGGTAAAGCTCAAATTGATCAAAAGAAATATGCTAAGCTTGAAGCTGATTATGTTAAAAGAGGTAAAGTAAAAGTAAAGCTTGATGATATTGGTAAAGTTACATTCAAGAATGTAACACACCATCTGACATTTAAAGATAAGAGTAAAGCAATGTTCCACGTTTCTGATAAAGCCGGTACACCAACTGTGCTTGGAAGTTTTGATTCTCTAAGTGTTAATGGTAAGAAAGGCAATATGTTCCATTCTGCTATTAAAGATAAAGATTTAGATTTAACTTTTACAGAATCTATTGAAGAAGCTGTTTCTGGTTCAACACTTTCCATTCTAAAGAAGGTCGGTTTTAAAGAAGCTCCAGTAGATAATACAACAACAAAGGTTGTTAATTCTCTTTCTGGTAAAAAACTTAAACTGACTCAACTGTTTGGTATATCAATGCGAGCTGGTAAGTGGGCTGATATCTTTGTTGGTTCTACCGAAGATGGTAAATATTTCGTGGTTGATCCATCTGGAACTACTATCTTTAATAAAGAATCTGAGTTAGTAACCGCTTTAAAGTCTGCGGCACTTGGTGAATCTATCAACCACTTTTTAAAGGGCGGTAAAGACCTTAACGACATCGTTGGTTAATCTTTAATAATCCTTATATATAATTATATAAGGTTAATATGACAAAGGAAAATAAAAAATTAAATTTAAACAATTTCTCATTATATGCAGCGCAGCATTATACTAATCCAAGAGTATTAAACGTTGACGAATTTTATGAAGATTTGAATAAATTTAAATATGTAAAGAAACTATTTACCAAATATAAAAACTCTGGCGACTTAAAAGAAAGATTAATATTAAATCATATAATTTCAATATATAATGTTTTTAACATCGAGGCTGCAACTAAAATGTGCTTCTTTAAAATGGACGAAGAATCTCATCCTGCGTTAAAAACGTTCTTGTTATACTTAAACTATATTCAGGAGCGCGAATTTATAAATATTCCATGTGATCTATACGTTGTAAAAAAACTAAATAAAATATAAAACAAGTGGGATTCCTATTCAAAGCGGCCGATACATTTTTTGCCTTACGATTTTTAAGGTTATTAACCATGCCTTGGACTAAAACTGGCGCTTTTGAAAATGGTATTATAGACAAAAATGGTAAGGTAATTAAAAAGCCAGAGACTCCTAAGGAAAAGGAAGTGTATAACTTGTTTCATAAATTGGTTTTTAATATTAAACGGTTATTAAATAAAATCCCATTTGGTAAATCAACGCTTGCTAGTTACGCCGCCGGATTATATTTGATTAAGGAACATACCGGAATGTCTGAGCTATTAATGGGAGAGCTCCTAGAAGAAGCGTTTGGTTATAATCCAGCAACTGATATTGATTTAAATGAAGATATTGAAGACACCCGTATTCAATCTGGTAATTATTTTTTAGGTGAAGATTTGTTTTTTGCAAATGGTAATATGCTTACACCGGTTGGTAATACAACATTAACAATTAATGAAAACTCTACTAATATGATTGGAACTATATTTAATATTCCAATTTATAAAGCAAAGGATAATAAAACCAACCAATTCGTTTTGGTTACCACTAACAACATAACAAAAATATAAAATGGATATTAACGAGACAAACGAAGATACGCCAAGCATGACGACATCTACTACAGCAACAACCAACGGAGGACCTTCTAAGAAAGGCTCATATAATCAATACAACCAAGGTGATAATTGGAAAATTTTTGATGTTGATACGGATTGCTTTGAAAAATTTAGAAGTGGACGTAAGAAGTTCGAAAGATGGGCCCGCTTTTTAAACATGGACAACGAAACACACAAATCAATTTATGATTATGCGTCAAAGCATTCAAAAAATACTATAGTTTTACGCTGTTCAGAATCAGGCGCACTTCGAGCAATTCGACGTCGTTCTAGTAACGGTCTGTAAATAACCACAGTTTGTTATTTACAAATCGCTTAGTTATGATATAATTATACTATCATAACGAAATCAACCCGTGCCTGTAATAAGCACAAAACCACAAAACTATAGTAACCTAAATGAGCAATCCCACAATCTTTGATGAGCAGGTAAGCAGAAAACCTAATCATTATCCATGGACCGAAGCCTTTATTGAAAGCATGCACAACGGCTTTTGGACCGACAAAGAATTTAGTTTTAAAAGTGATATCCATCAATTTAAAACAGTCCTAACCGAACAAGAACAACAAATTATTATTCGTGATCTAAGCGCGATTGGTCAAATTGAAGTTGCTGTAAAAACATTTTGGGCTAAGCTTGGAGAGAACCTTCCACACCCATCACTTCAAGATCTTGGGTATGTTATGGCCAACACTGAAGTTATTCATAACAATGCTTATGAACGTCTTATTTCTATTTTAGATATGGAGGATGTGTTTGAAGAGAATCTTAAATTGGATTTTATTCAAGGCCGAGTTAATTATCTTAAGAAATATACTCACCGGTTCTATAAAGATAGTAAGAAGCAATACTTATATGCTATTACATTATTTACTTTGTTTGTTGAGAACGTTTCGTTGTTTTCTCAATTCTACGTTATTAACTGGTTTGCTCGTTATAGAAACGTTTTAAAAGACACTGATCAACAAGTAAAATATACTCGTAATGAAGAGCGTATCCACGCAATGGTTGGTATGAAAATTATTAATACCATTCGTGAAGAGCTTCCTGAGTTATTTGATGATGAACTTGAAGAGCGTATTGTTGCTGCAGCGCATGAAGCGTTTAAAGCCGAATCCAAAATTATTGATTGGGTCGTTAATGGTATTGACGAAGAAGGTTTATCTGCTCCAATTCTAAAAGAGTTTATTAAGAATAGAATTAATGCAAGCATGGGCGATATTGGTTTTCAAAAGCCATTTGAAATTGACGAAAAATTGCTTGAATCTACTATGTGGTTTGAAGAAGAACTTCATGGTAATAATATGACTGACTTCTTCCATAGCAGACCTGTTGAATATTCTAAAAAGAGCCAATCTTTTGATGAAGATGACTTGTTTTAATATGTATATATAATTTAACAAATGATTGATAACGAATTAAACATCGATTGGCTTAATAAAGATTCTCGTAAATTTCTTGAAAGAGGTTACTTAATTGAGGGCGAAACACCAGAGCAAAGGATGCGTGATATTTCTACTCACGCTGAAACACTTTTAGGTATTAAAGGGTTTGCTCTTAAATTTGAAGATTACTTACATAAAGGATTTTATTCTCTTTCGAGCCCTATTTGGAGTAACTTTGGAAGAACTCGTGGTTTACCTATTAGTTGTTTTGGATCTTATATTGAAGATACTCTTGAATCTATAACAGGCCATAAGCTTGCTGAAATCTCCATGATGACAAAACATGGCGGAGGAACTTCTGCTTACTTTGGCGCATTACGTGGACGAGGAGCTAAGATTGGTGAGGATCAAGGGACAAGCACAGGAGCCGTTCACTTCATGGAACTATATGATAAGTTGATGAATGTCGTATCACAGGGAAATGTCCGTCGTGGATCCTTTGCGGCATACCTTCCAATTGATCATCCAGATGTTGAAGAGTTTCTTAAGATTAGAAGTGATGGTCATGAGATTCAAGATATGTCAATTGGCGTTTGTGTATCAGATGACTTCATGAAAACAATGCTTGAAGGCGACAAAGAGAAACGTCGTATCTGGGGATTGGTTATTAAGAAACGTTTTGAAAGTGGTTATCCATATATCTTCTTTACGGATAACGTAGAAAATCAAAAACCACAAGTTTATAAAGATAAAGATAAACGCATCCACGCAAGTAACCTTTGTAATGAAATTTACTTAAGCACTGATAAGGATGAAAGCTTTGTGTGCAACCTTAGTTCATTGAACTTAGAAAAATGGGATGAGATTCAAGAGACTGACGCTATTGAAACACTGATCTATTTTCTTGATTCGGTAATGACAGAGTTCATTGATAAAACTGAGGGTATGCCATTTATGGATTGCGCTAGAAGGTTTGCTAAAAACCAACGAGCTCTTGGATTAGGCGTTCTTGGATGGCATAGTTATCTTCAATCTAAAATGATTGCATTTGAAAGTCTTGAAGCTCAATTACATAATACTCAGGTCTGGTCAACAATTCGAACAAAAGCTGATAAAGCTACTGCCGAACTTGCTGAGATATATGGCGAACCTAAACTGCTTGAAGGTTATGGTAAAAGAAATTCAACGACATTGGCGGTTGCTCCAACAACTTCTTCTAGTTTTATTCTTGGACAAACAAGTCCAAGTATTGAACCACTTAATAGTAATTACTTTACAAAGGATTTGGCTAAGGGTAAATTCACATATAAGAATCCACATCTAAAAGAACTATTAAGGCAAAGAGGTATGGATACTCTTCAAGTTTGGAAAGATATCTTGGAGCATGGTGGATCTGTTCAACATATTGAAGGATTAACCGAAGAAGAAAAGGACGTGTTTAAAACGTTTGGAGAAATTAGCCAAAGAGAAATTGTTCTTCAGGCGGCTCAACGCCAACAATTTATTGATCAAGGACAAAGTTTAAATATTATGATTCACCCTAAAGCGAAACCTAAGGACGTAAACGAACTAATGATATTTGCATGGGAGAATGGGATTAAAGGTATGTACTATCAACGAAGTGCAAACCCTGCTCAGGAACTAGCTAGATCGTTGATGACATGTAAAACGTGCGAAGGATAATATGACAGACAAATATAGGTGCATCAAGTGTAAAATTTCATATGACGTCTTTTGGGACGATCACGCTGAGATCTATTATTCAGGAGTAGAAGACACCGACGAAGACATCAATGACTTAACCGAATGCCATGAACCTGAGCATTGCCCATTCTGTGGATCTCACCTTCATGACGATATGGTTGGTGATTTTGATCAATAAATGCATTTTCCTCTTATTTTAAGGAAAGCTGGGGTATAATATCCCAATATTTTTTGGTCTTCAAACCCTTATTCTAAGGGAGTTGTAGAGTAAAATGTGCATTTTGTGAATTATTTTATTTACAAATGTGCCTTTTTATGGTATAATATAACTACAGAGAGGGACACCAACCAACCCGATCAACCACCACAAAATGTACAAATATACTTACACCGAACATCAGCAGAATCCCCCTTCACTTGGAGGCGATTGGGAATGCGGCACAGAGACCGTCGTCTGCTTCTCAAAAAGCCCAAAGAAGGCATGCAGCCTTAAGGGTATCGTTTCCCGCAAATTCGAAGGCACCTGCGGGTGTCCAATCATGGCCTACGAAAAGCTGGAGTTCAATGGCAAGGTGATTTTCGATCGCGATCACTAATAACCAAAACGACCATGATTCATATAGCCGAACTTTTTACCGCCATTCTCATCCTCGCCGCATCATTCATCTTTTTGATCGCCTGCGCAGCCTAACTACAACCAACCAATATATTATGACAACAAAACCAAATCGCACTCACTGCTACAGATTTACTGTAGAGATGGACAATGAAGAAGATATGAAATCTCTGGCTACGTTCAGAAAATCATTCTATGGGACTAACCAATATGTAAAATGTCAAGGCCGTTGGGGTGAGAATAACCCCAATTATAAAAGAAGCTGCAACTTCCTAGGACAGACGCGATCGTTCTGCCCAGTTTCACTTGCCTCACATTGCGACGTTTACGTTTACTTTCGATAAGACATGAATTTAATAAGAATCACCCTTATGACGATAGTCTGCGCCATCTTTTGGTACTGGGTAGTAAGATTAATATTACTAATTTTTTAAGATGAAATCAATAATATTACAAAAACTATTAACTGAGTTTCCTCACTCACAGAATGTTGAAATCGACGGAAAGGTAAAGAGTATCCCAGAACTAACTGAGGAAAACTTTTGGACCTTAATTAAAAGCCACAACGAACTTATTGAAAAGTTCAATTACGCTATTCACAATTTAAATACAGAGTGTAAAGAACTAAGAAATAAACTAAATCAAAAATAAAAACCATTAATTATATTATGAAAAAAACAACCAGCGCTAAATTCGAAAAACTGAAAGCCAATATTGCTAAACTTGAACTTCAAAAGGGAGATAAAACTAACTTTGGCTCAGTTATTAAAGTAGGCGAAACAGGAATCACTTTTAAGAATACATACTCACCAAAGACAAGAATCATGTTTATCCAACGCAAGTTTGGAAGAAACGAATATGTATTGAATGACCTAATTAAACTTTAATTATGAAAGAAACAAATTACACTACAAACATTAAGGCCGGTGATTCTGTGATGGTTAACGGTATGCAAATTATCGTTAATGAGAATTGCGGAAACGGCTGCTTTTATGGAACAGATTGTGATGGCGATGAGATCGAATTCGCCACCGAAGAAATCTTAGCAGTTGTTCCAGATTAATATAATAATATGGAAAAGATAGAAGAGCTAAAACAAAAGTATATTTTTGACCGTTTGGAATGCCTTAAGTGGGATTCAAAATATTACAAATATAAAAACACAAAGCTATCATCAGAGCTTGAAAAGAGCGAAGCTAAGCTCGTTGATATTTTAAAAGAGATTCGTGAACTTGAAAGTCTCCGTGTTAGACCAAAGAAAAATAAATAAAAAGGGGGTGTAAAAGAATTCGACGCTAGTTTCGGCTAACGGACCCGGGCGCGATACCCGGCACCTCCACCATTTAAAATAAAACACCCGCACTGGTTTAATTCAGAGCGGGTGTTTTTCTAAATGTATATCTTACTTAAGGTTTGGCTCGTCTTTTTCTGTTGAGTATTCTGCTAAAAACTCTCTTAATTCATTAATGTCATTTGCGTTTAAGCTCATGAATGTTCTTCGAGCCGAACCAGATGTGCGGCTTTCACTAACCTTTTCAATCTCTAAACATTTACGAGTGCCTAACTTTGATTCCAATTCATCAGGGCCAATAAATTCAAGAAGCTTAAATGTGGAGTTTGCATGTGTTCCTCCATCTTCCCATCCAGCCAATTCGGTTTTTTCAAGCAGAACCTTTGCTTCTTCTTTAATGGGTTTACCCTCAAGAATCGCCTTAGCCGCATCTTCAAGCCTTTTGTTTTTATTTGATAGATTCATATATTAAATTTTTTCTATTGAAGTAATGTTTGGATAGTTTGGTTTATTACTTAGAACTACTTTAACTTTATCTCCTGCTTTATACTTCTTGCTAAGCTTTGGATCAAAACCGAATTCGGCTTTCATACCGCTCTTGTTTTTCTTGTCATACCCTTTGAAAGTCATAACCCAGGCTTTACCAAACTTACCAGGCGATCTTTGAACTTGTGAAACGCTAGAAATTGTAAGATCCAATTCCTTTCCGAGATTCTTATTAAGAAAATCATTATGAATAATTGCATTCTCACTCATAATTGCCTTTGCCGCTTCTTCAAGACTGTTATTTCTATTTGATAAGTTCATTTGATCTTATTTAAAAGTTTTTGTAGAACGTCAACGTCAGACATATTAAGTTCAATATACTTTTTGCCAATTGTAATTTGTACCATTTTACGTGTACCAATTTTATCTTCAAGATCCTTTGGACCAGCAAATTGTGTTAGTTCAGCATATTCATTGGCAGTTCTTCCGCCACTAGTCCAAGCTTTAATTTTAGTAGCTTCATCAAGTTCAACACCTTCTTTAATCTTTTTACCTTTAAGCTTCATTAAAACTTTAATGATAACCTTTGGCCCAAAGCCCGCTTGCATTAGAGCGTTATTAATATCTTCCCAACGATAGGCGTCACCGTTAACTTCTTGAAGAGTTTCTTCAATTTCAATAGTGTTGCCTTCGAGAATTGCTTTAGCAACATTTTCTAAAGCTTCATTTTTATTTGATAGGTTCATTGTTTATTATATTTATGTATAGTTAATTTATGTATAGTTATTTATAAAAGCTAATCCTTTTCAGCATCTGCAGCTTCACGAGTTTTCTTTGACATTTTTATTGCCCAATCAACACCAGGATCGCCACCCCAACCAAGCCAGGCCATATATCCATTATCTGTCCATGGGCGGTCTTTCTTTTCAGGGGAAATTTTAGAGTTTTTTCTATGCCTATTAAATGATGCCATTCTTTTTAATATATCATAAGAGATCTCATCTCCATCAGCAAGTTGGCGAGCTCTTACCCATCCAGTGCGAGTCATTGCTTTAACTTCATTGGGGTATTTCTCTTTCCACTCAATAGCCTTTTTAGCTGCTGCAACTGCTCCAGCCGGTGGTTGAAACTTTTGTTCTTCCTCTTTGATAAAATCTTTAAACGGGATCATATTAATGTTATTTATAATGTTGTATATATAAATTAGAATGTGGTTATATAACGATAAAGAATTTACAACTGAGATGATCGAGGATTATGTTGGATTTGTTTATCTAGTAACTTTCGATAATGGAATGAAATATATCGGAAAAAAACGGTTTTGGAGTAAGGTGACTCGTCCTCCGTTAAAAGGAAAGAAAAGAAAGCGCAGATCTTTAAAGGAATCTGATTGGAAAACTTACTGTGGATCAAGTGAAGCTGTTAAAGAATTAATAGAAGAGAATGGCTTAGATTCTGTCAAAAGAGAGATACTGCACTTATGTAAAGGAGCAGGAGAACTCTCCTACATGGAAACAAAGGAACAATTTGATAGAGAAGTTTTATTACGCGAGGATTATCACAATGGCATAATAAGTTGCCGTATTCATCATTCTCATGTGAAAATACTGAAACAATAGTATTTACAAAGCCTCAATTTTAGTATATAATATTATTAATAACAAAGTTAACCATATATGATAATTATCGACTTCTCAGCAATATCAATCGCCTCCGTATTTTCTCAACCAGCAAATACTTTAGATGAATCCATGATTCGCCACTTTATTCTTAATTCATTAAGGATGTATAATGTAAAATACAGATCAGAATATGGCGAGATGGTTATTGCTTGCGACCATAGAAGCTGGCGCAAATCGGTTTATCCAGAATATAAAGCGGCCCGTAAGAAAACCAGAGAGAAAAGTAATATTGATTGGACAGAAGTTTTTGGTATGATTGATAAAGTAAAACAAGAGCTTATAGAGTTTTTCCCTTATCCTGTGGTTCATGTTAATGGTGCAGAAGCAGATGATATTATTGCTACACTTGTTGAAAGCACTCAGGAGTTTGGTAAACATGAAAAGGTAATGATTGTTAGTTCTGATAAAGACTTTATTCAATTGCAGAAATATTCAAATGTTAAACAGTTTAGCCCAGGCCAAAAGAAAGCAGTTACCGATCCTTCTCCTGCGATGTATTTGTTCGAGCATGTTCTTAGAGGCGACGCTGGTGACGGCGTTCCAAACGTTCTATCAAGCGATGATACTTTTGTTACAGCAAAACGCCAAACTCCTTTAAGTAAAGTTAAGATTAAAAAATGGCATGAAGAATCAAAGACTAAAGATCTAAAAGATGTCCTTGACGAAAATACATATAGGAATTACATACGTAACCAAACTATGATTGACCTATCAAAGATTCCCAGCGAAGTAGTGCAAGATATCCAAGCCGAGTATCAAAAAGAAGAAAACCAAAAAAATGATAATTCAAAGATACTGAATTATCTAATTCAAAATAGATGCAACCAGCTCGTAAATTGTGCTGATGAATTCTTTATAAAATAATATAACAACTATGAAAAACCAAACATCGAAAAAATTTGTAACTCGTTTACCGTATGAAACTCTTGAAAAAGTTCAGGCGGCTAATAATGTTAAAGATCGAGTTAAAATCCTACAAGAAGACGCAACTTTTGCTTTGAAGACAATTCTTCAAGTTAACTTTAGAGAAGATATTACTTTTGATTTTCCAGAAGGAGCGCCTCCTTATAAGAAAGATGAAAGCAATGTCCCTGGGCAACAATATAGATCTATTGAAAAATCAATTTCATCATTAAAAAATCTAGTAGCACAAAATAAACGAGTTCCTACTTTTAAAAAAGAAGCAGGCCTTATTAGATTATTGGAATCAGTTCATCCAAAAGATGCAGAGATTCTAATTGCAATGAAAGATAAAGATCTTAAAAGTCTATATAAAGGTATTACTTTGTCAACAGTTCAAAAGGCATTTCCTAATTTAAAGTTAGTTGCAGAATAATATGACATATGAATATACATGTTTAAGCTGTGAAGAACGCTGGGATGCTCGTTATCCTGTAGATGATAGAGATATCCCTTTAAGCGAACCTTGCCCAAAATGCGGAGTTGAAGGACAGGTTAAAAGAGTTCCAACCGCGGTTCGTGTTTCATATGAAGGTTTTCAAAGCCCTATTACAAGAGCTGGTGGAGAATGGAATGACGTGCTTAAATCTATTAAAAAGGGAGCAGGTAAAAAATCCACTATTGAAACTAAATAATGTCGCTACGATCTTTATTATCAAAACCAATTAGAGGTACTACTTTTAATCATTTGCCTACTTCAATTGGTTATGACGATTTGGTTTGCGAAACTAAAACATCTGGTAGAAAATATATAACTCCAGAAGGCACGGCATATCCAAGTATTACAACCGTTCTCGGTTCCTTAAGTAAAGAAGGAATCGAAGCTTGGAAGAAACGAGTAGGCGAAGAAGAAGCTAATCGAATTTGTCAACATGCTTGCACTCGAGGAACTGCAATGCATGAAGCTATTGAGCAATATCTTAATAACGAAGAAGATTGGTTTGCGCCAAATGAAATGCCAAACGTTAAAGCATTGTTTAATGCGGTTCGTCCAGTTCTTGATGAAAGAGTAACTAATATATATTTACAGGAAGGCGCTCTTTATTCTGATCATTTAAAACTTGCGGGTCGTGTTGATTGTATCGCTGAGTTTGATGGCAAGCTTTCAATCATTGATTTTAAAACCGCGAGGCAAGCTAAAAAGAAAGAATATATTACTAGTTACTTCATGCAAGCATCTGCTTACGCTATTATGTTTGAAGAACGAACCGGAATCCCCGTAACACAAACAGTTATTCTAATGGCAGTTGATGACTCGCCCACACCAATCGTGTTTAAAGAAAAACGCGATAACTATACAAAACAATTAATTGAAACTATACAAAACTATTATGATACAACCCGATAACAATAAAAGAAATGAGAGTGAGCCGTCGTTAAAAGATATGATGGTCCAAAGACGCAACGATCCATTTGTTACTGACTATGGTACAATTTCTGATTTTTATATTTCATCTCAGATCGGACCAGCCTCAGATTATATTGATTGGTTTCAACGAATTCGTGCAGCACGTGAATCTGATATTATTCGCTTTCATATTAATTGCCCAGGTGGGGATTTGTTTACAACGATTCAATTTATGCAAGTTCTTTCAGAGACTAAAGCAACAGTTGTTATGTGTGTTGAAGGCGCATGTATGTCAGCTGCGACTCTTCTATTTTTAATGGGTGATGAGTTTACAGTAACCGATCATAGTGTGTTTCTTTTCCATAACTATTCAGGTGGAGTTGTTGGAAAGGGCGCAGAAATTTATCACGGCGTAATGCATGAAAGAAAGTGGACTGAGAAACTACTAAGGCACGCATATGAAGGGTTTCTAACTACAAATGAAATTTCACAGCTTGTCGAAGATAAAGATGTTTGGATGGATGCCGAAACTGTTATTGCTAGGTTAAAAGAAAAAGAAACAATGGGCGAAGTTAAGCCTATTAAGACTAAAAAGAAAACTACTAAAAAGAAAACCACTAAAAGAAAAACTATTAAAAAGAAATCATAATGAAACAAACAAATATAAATCAACCAGATTACCACTTTAAACGTCGCTTAGCTTTTGGTATATTAAATGAAGTTGGCGAGGAAGAGTTAGATGAATTTCAAAAAGAAATAATGATTGATGTCTCAGCTGAATATGAATTCATTAAAAATAAAACCAGTAGTTTATCAAAAATGCAACGCGATCAAATTGAACAAGCATATGTTGGTATTCAAAACACTTTAGCTAATAAAGCCAAAGCAGATATAAAATCAAAGGAAGAAGAGTAATGAAAACTTTAATATTAGCAACAAGTAAATTTTGCGGTCCTTGTAAACTTTTAAAAAGTGAGTTTGAAAAGAAAGGTATCGATATAGAATATAAAGATTCTATTGAAGATGTAAACTTTTTTATTGAAAATAAAATTAAAAGTGTGCCGACATTAGTGTTAATAAACGGTGATAAAATTATTGGAGCTGAAGCTATTATGAAAAGTTTGAAGGAACATTATATTTGATAAATAATATTATATCAAAGGTGACGTTGATATATTAATTCACTTATAATATAAATAATACTATGTCAACCAATATCGATTTGCATGCCGACAAAGGCAGCACTTTTTCTGTAGCCGTCAATGTTGAAAACAAAGACGGCTCTGCTTTTGATTGTACCGGCTACAATGTTAGAGGACAAGTTAGGAAAACTTATAAATCCGAATATGGAGTAAACCTTTCATGTGATTATATTGATCAAGCTGATGGTCTTATAGGTTTATCATTGACCTCAGAAGAAACCGCTGCTATGAAGGCCGGGCGGTATTATTATGATGCTGAGATTTTCAGTGACAGCGGCACAGTAATTAGAGTTTTAGAAGGTATCTTCGAAGTTAGCCCACGTGTTATTAGTGAGACTTCGGACTTGGGGCTGGGCGATAATACCGATCCAGTACCCGATTCGCATGCACTTAGGAGAGACAATCCTCATCAAGTTGCTCCCGATCAAATTGGACTAGGCAACGTAGATAATACAGCCGACGCAACCAAACCCGTATCTGGACCAACTCAAACTGCTTTAAATTTAAAAGCAGATCAATCAACTACATATACTAAAACAGAAGTTGATACAAAAGTTACTAATTTAATTGATTCCGCGCCCGGTGCATTAAATACTCTTAATGAATTGGCTGAGGCTCTTGGCGATGACGAGAATTTTGCATCTACTGTCAACTCGGCTATTGCTAGTAATTCAAGTGGAATAACAGCTTTAAACAGTCATGCCTTAAGTAAAACCAATCCGCATGATGTTTCTTTAGAACAGTTAATTGATGTTGATTTTCTTTCAAATCCGCCGGCGCAGGGCCAAGGTATTCTCTATGATACAGATTCTCAAACATGGGTAGCTGCAGATATTGAGGGTGGTACAGGAACAGGTGGCCCAGTAGAATTAACTGACCAAACTCATTCTATATATGTTTCTAAGACTGGTAATAATATTAACCAGGGTTTAAATATTGATGATGCAAAATTAACAATAACCAGTGCTGTGAATGCAGCGCAAACTTTAATAGCTGAACCAGGGTTTGTAGGAAGTGTAAGAATTGATGTTTTAGATGGTGGCAGATACTTTGAAGGAAATGTAAACATTTCAGATAACATTCACGTGTTTGCGCCAACATCAACATTTATTGGAAACCTTACTATTGGTAATAATTCATCCTGTGTTATTGATACTCATTATGCCGACACAAACACACCTGGCTCCACTTTAGTTAATTTTGTTAATGCAACAAATTCTTACTATACTGCTAATACTTTAGATATGCGAGGTGAAGCCGGTTCACAAACCGGTGGCATTGGTATTAGGTCTGAACAGAGTATTAACAGGTGTAAAGTAAATATTGGCGAGATTTATATTCCAACTGACGCAAAAGGATATCAAAGTGATGAAGACGGTAATTTAACTTTTGGCAGAGTAAATCTTACAGGCGATAACTCATTCGCGTTTTACTTATTTGGCTTAGATGGAAATGCAAAAACTGATATAACATGCGGGGAAATTATTGCATCTCCAATAGGCAGTAATACTATGGCCGTTTACTGTAATACTGATAATTCAAAAACAACTTTAATATGTGGCCAGATAGATGTAGCTAAAGTTTATTCTATACCAAAGGCAACAGCTGAACTTTATATAATTTGCCCTAAAATTAGTGGTGATAGAACTCAAAATATTATTGGAGTTGTAAAAGAAATTTCAGATATTACTTTTGATTTAAAAGCAGATCAAACCGCGTTGACCGCACACGTTTCTGATGCAACCAATCCTCATACCGTAACTGCTACTCAAGTTGGTTTAGGCAACGTAGATAATACGGCCGATTCAACCAAACCCGTATCTGGACCAACACAAACTGCTTTAAGTTTAAAGGCAAATTCATCTGATTTATCTAATCACGTTTCTGATTCAACTAATCCTCATACCGTAACTGCTACTCAAGTTGGACTTGGTAACGTAGATAATACATCTGATATTAATAAACCAGTTAGTACAGCAACACAAACTGCTTTAAATTCAAAGGCCAATTCATCTGATTTATCTAATCACGTTTCTGATTCAACTAATCCTCATACCGTAACTGCTACTCAAGTTGGACTTGGTAACGTAGATAATACATCTGATGCAACCAAACCCGTATCTGTACCAACTCAAACTGCTTTAAATTTAAAGGCAAATTCATCTGATTTATCTAATCACGTTTCTGATTCAACTAATCCTCATACCGTAACTGCTACTCAAGTTGGTTTAGGAAATGTTAATAATACATCTGATATTAATAAACCAGTTAGTACAGCAACTCAAACTGCTTTAAATTTAAAAGCAGATCAATTAACTACATATACTAAAACAGAAGTTGATGCTGCTATAGGTGATGTGGGTGGAGGTGATTTAACCGCTGATGTTACATCTGATGTTAATGTTGGAAGTATTTCAACGGCTGATGTTGTTACAAGCGGCACGACTTTGCAAGAGTTTGTAGAGCAGTTATTGAAACAAACATATTTTCCAACTTTCGTAAACCCCTCTGCATCCCTTACTGATAATCTAGCCTCATCAGTAGAAGCTGGTACAACGGGAATTAATCTATCGGCCGGCTTTAATGCAGGCGCAATTAACGGAGCTCTCACTGATAATATTTGGGATCCAGGCCTAAAGCAAGCAAACAGAGCCGGGGCAGCAAACTCATACGAATTTAGTGGAACTTCTATAATTACAACAACACAGGGCGGATCTACTTTAAGTCAACCTGCTGTTGTAATTACAGATGGTGCTAATACTTTTAATGTTTCTATTGATTACGCAGAAGGCCCGCAACCACTTGACAGCGTGGGCAGCAATTATTTAAGCCCACTGCCAGCTGGAAGCGTGGTGAAGTCGCTAACCGTAAATGGAAGACGAAGAGCTTTTTATGGAACTAACCTCAGTGATAATACTAGTGCTGGTATAAGAGCTTTATCTAATAGTGTTTTAAACCCAGGGAATGGCTCGTCTTTCACAATTAACATTCCTGCTGGTGCAGTAAGTGTTAATTTCTCTTACCCAAATACTCTTCGAAATGTTACTAGTGTTCTTTATGCAGAAGGTCTTAATGCAGATGTTAAGGGATCTTTTGGATCACCCACTCTGGTTGATGTAGAAGGAGCCAATGGATTTAGCGCCATATCTTATAAAGTATATTCATTCACACCACCTTCACCATTTGAAGCTAGCGCAACTTACACTGTAACAATTTAATATAAATAGTAATATGGCATCCATAGAATTTCCTCTTTCATTCACACGACAATTTGTCGGGCCACTTGATACATCATCAGTATATGATTCATTAATAGATCTTCAAGACTATGTTAATAATAATCCTATTGCATATCTTGGTCAAGTTCTTAGTATAGCCAGTGGTGATGACGCTGGCATTTACATCGTTGGTGATGATGGCGCTGGCGGTTTTAATGTTGAAAAATATAGTAACGAAACAGATCTTAGTTCTAAAGCTAATTCATCTGATTTAACAACTCACATTAATGATTCAACTAATCCTCATAGCGTAACTGCTGCTCAAGTTGGTTTAGGTAGCGTAGAAAATACCGCTTTATCAACCTGGCCTGGAAGCGGTGCAATTACTACAGTGGGAACACTTGGTAGTTTAACTGTATCTGGCCAAACTACATTTACTAACAATTTCCCGTTCTTACCTTCTGGTACTCCAACAGACTCAAATCATGCAGTACCTAAAAGTTACGTTGATACTTTATCAGAGGGTTTACATACACACGATCAAGTTCATGCTTTAGCGCTCAGTGAATTAAGCGGTTTAATTGATGGAAATGCTGGGCCTTCTACAGTGAGTTATGATAATGGAACCAATGGCGTTGGTGCCACACTTACTATTGTTTCTGCCGGTGAATTTAACTTTTTATCACCAATCGTATGGGACAATGACCCTGATATTTTACTTACAAATAGAGTATTGGTTATTAATCAGGGAAATGCTTTTGAGAATGGAATATATGAGATAACATCATCCACCGTTTTAACTAGAGCGAGTGACTTTGATACCCCAGCAGAAATGGCAGGTGGTGATTTTGTATTTGTTACTCACGGCGATACTTACAATAATACTGGGTGGGTTCTTTCTGAACCTGTTAATACAGTTGGAACTGACGAAGTTCACTTCATTCAATTCTCTGGTGCAGGTTCATTTATTGGCGGGCATGGTATTACAATCAATGGTAACGAAGTTTCTATTCCAAAGAACGAATTAATAGAACTTCAAGATCTAACTATATCCGGTGATTTTAAATTAATAAGCGATCCATTACCACCGGCAAATTATATATTAACAACTGATGCCGCTGGTATTGGTACATGGCAAGAACCGTTTCAATCGACTCTTAATTCAGTCACAACAAACGGAGCAACTACCCTCAACGATATTAGTGTAGGCAGGATTGTAACATTACATCCAACTAATCCAGTCAACGACAACATAGCCTCTGGTAATAGCAGTGCGTCTATTGGAGGAGTTGCAAATGTAGTAAGCGGGAATGGCTCAGTCAGTTATGGAGGTATCGGCCAAGAAGTTAAAGGGCTAGAGTCTTCGGCAATAGGTGGAATAAACACAATTCTAAACACTAGATACACCTCTGCTATTGGAGGAACTGGTAGTGTGGTTGGTTTAGGAACGTCGCTAATAAATGATATAGATGCACAAAATTCGATTGCATTAGGGGGCAACGGTAATATAATTGAATCCGCACAAGCAGCGGCAACAGTAGGTGGAGACACAAATAGGATTTTAACAACTCATCACAGATCCGTTATTTTAGGAGGTCAAAACATTATAACAGATGCTGCGGATACTGCATACGTTCCCAATTTAAATGTCGGCGCAGGATTCAAAATGCCAACAGGCGCAATTGATACCTACGTGCTGACCACTGATGCATTTGGTGTGGGCACATGGCAAGAAGCGGCGGGAGGCGCTGTATCGGATTTAGAGTATTCAGGTGATTGGGATAGTGCCACGAACCCCGCTTCTGCTACTACGGCACCAAGTAAAAATGCTGTATATGATAAGATTGAATTATTAGTAGCTGCTAGCACAGGTACAACAGATTTAAGTATTGGTAATGTAACTGCGGCTTCTTTAGATATACAATCTAACACAGGAAGCAATGCGACAATTCCAGCAGCAACAACATTATCTGCTGGATTATTAACAAACGCTCAATTTGATAAGTTGGACAACATTACTGTAACAAGTCCGATTAATCTTGATACCTTAACATCTAACATACAATCAAATTTATCCTATACATCAAGTGCAACAGACGGAGTTATAACAAATAGTGATGGAAGCGGTTTTATAATTCCTGCGGCAACATCAGTAGCTGACACTAACATCGCTGGATTATTAACTCCAACTCAATTTGATAAATTAGATTTAATTAGTATTGTTACTGATCCGGTTGATCTTAATGCTTTATCGAGCGATCTTAATACTTTATCGGGCGATCTTACTACTTTATCAACCGGCGTTTCAACAATTACGGGGCGGGTTGATACTTTAGAAACAGACGTTAGTGCAATAACATCTAACGTATCGACAGATTTAGGTATTGGTACTCATAATGATATATCATTACAGATAACGAGTAGCGATGGAGACAATGCGACAATTCCTTTAGCAACAGCAACATCACCTGGCACTAACCTTGCTGGATTATTAAGCCCAACGCAATTTGATAAGTTGGACAACATTACAGTTGCATCGCCCGTTAATCTTGATACCTTATCATCCACGGTTGGCGGAATAACATCTAACATATCGACAGATTTAGGTATTGGTACTCATAATGCAACATCTTTACAGATAACGAGTAGCGATGGAAACAATGTAACACTTCCTGCAGCGGATACCAACCTTGCTGGATTATTAACGAACGCTCAATTTGATAAGTTGGGTAACATTACAGTTGCATCGCCAGTTAATCTTAATACCTTAACATCCACCGTTGATGGAATAACATCTAACATACAATCAAATTTATCCTATACATCAAGTGCAACAGACGGAGTTATAACAAATAGTGATGGAAGTGGTTTTATAATTCCTTTAGCAACAGCAGTGGAGGATACCAACATTGCTGGATTATTAAGCCCAACTCAATTTAATAAATTAAATTTAATTAGTATTGTTACTGATTCGGTTGATCTTAATGCTTTATCAACCACCGTTGATGGAATAACATCTAACGTATCGACAGATTTAGGTATTGGTGCTCATAATGCAACATCTTTACAAATAACAAGCAGCGATGGAAACGACGTAACACTTCCTGCAGCAACGGCGTCAACTGGCACTAACCTTGCTGGATTATTAAGCCCAACTCAATTTGATAAATTAGATTTAATTAGTGTAACAAACACAATTGACCTTGATAACATTGTTGGGTCTGGTGACATAACAACAGATGATGCATGGCTAGATCCTGGAGACTTGATTGTTGGCTCTGGAGAAAACACGGCAACAATATTACCCAGAGGAAACGCAAATTATCTATATACGACAGATGTTGGAGATGTAGAATGGAGGTCGGCTATAAATGGAATTGGTAAGAATGGCACAATTCCATTTTCGTCCCGTAGCAGTATTAACCTCATAGAAGGAACTAACATAAGCCTAGGATTTGCCGATAATCCTCTTGCAGATAGTGTAGATGTTACTATATCTGCTACTGGAGGAGGAGTTACAGATTTAGGTATTGGTACTCATAATGATGTATCTTTACAAATAACAAGCAGCGATGGAAATGATGCGACACTTCCTTTAGCAACAGCGGCAACCGGTACTAACCTCGCTGGATTATTAAGCCCAACACAATTTGATAAGTTGGGCAACATTACTGTAACAGGTCCGATTGACCTTGACAATCTCCCAACCGGTAGCGGTGATATGTTAAAGGCTGATTATGACCCAAATAATACAGCTGAAGATATCTATGATATTCGGTGGATGGTAGAGCACACAGACCCCTTGGCAACACCCAATAGAATTTTTACTAAATTAGAAAGAGACAAAGTTAATAATCTTTGGGTTGGAATTAATGAATTGGCCGCCACCGTAGCGCCAGTTGTTACTAATGACTCATCCCAAGGTTATTCGGTTGGTTCACTTTGGATAGACATCACTTCTGGAGAAGTATATAGGTGCGTTGATAATACCGTTGGAGCCGCGGTATGGGCCGAAACTTCACTATCAGGGCTAGCGCCAGTTGCTACTAGTGGCAGTGCTACTGACTTAACTGTTGGAACTCTTTCAATTGATAGGATTGGTGATTTATCAATAACAAGCGGTAAGCTAGATGGTACTATTACTACTTCGTTAGAAAAAGCCGATACCGCATTACAACTGGCGTCTATAGGAATTAATGTCCAAGGGTGGTCTTCGGTATTATCTGCAACCACAGCTAGTTTCTTAGTAGCAGATAAAGATAAACTTGACAACATTATATTTGATGATCCTCGGGATCCTGATATTCCAATTAACCTTGATACATTATTAAGTAACGTTACAACGAACAATAGTAAAGTATCTGCTGATGGTAGTGTAACAACGCATTCTGATATTAACGATGCGGGTTCTGGTAGTATCATTACTTTAAATGAAAGAGAGAAACTTTCATTAATCGCGTTTAATGCGGGACAAACTGCTCCTGATGATACTATAAATTTAACTGATTTAGCATCAGCCGTTGCTGTTAATACGACAAAAGTATCTAATATACCATCAAATTTATCCTATACATCAAGTGCAATACAAGGCGTTATAGTTAATTCTGATGGAAACGATGCTGTAATTCCTTTAGCAACAGCGTCAACTGGCACTAACATCGCTGGATTATTAACTCCAACTCAATTTGATAAATTAGGTAACATTACAATAAATCAGGCCGTTGATCTAGACGATCTAGAGACTAGGGTTAATAATATCGATGCTTCCGTTGTTCTAAAAGGAATTTGGGATCCTAATAGTGGAAGTTTCCCAGCAAGTACCTTAGCAGGATTTAGTTACATCGTTGAAGCTGATGGAACAGTTGATAATATAACATTCAATGTTAATGACAGACTTATAGCATTAGTTGATGCTGCTTCAACTACTACTTATAGTCCTGATTGGTATAAAGCTGACTATACAGACCAAGTTTTATCGGTTAATAGTTTAACTGGAACCGTTGTTTTAAATACAGATAATATAAGTGATGCCGGCACCAATAAGTATGTAACTGCTGATGATGTTACTAAGTTGTTCAACATTACTGTAACAAGTCCGATTAACCTTGATACATTATTAAGTAACGTTACAGTGAACAATGATAAAGTTTCTAACGTATCGACAGATTTATCCTATACACCAAGTGCAATACAAGGCGTTATAGTTAGTTCTGATGGAAACAATGCTATAATTCCTGCGGCGGATACCAGCAATGCTGGATTATTAAGCCCAGCTCAATTTGATAAGTTGGGTAACATTACAGTTGCATCGCCCGTTAATCTTAACGATGTAATAGCAGCCCAAATAATTAACAATTCAAAGGAAGGAAACGCTACACACACTGGAGAAGTTACTGGCAATCTTGATCTGACGCTGCAGCCTACGGCGATAAGTAATAGAGGCACAGTGACTGCATTAGCTAATAATGACTTTATTTTGATTGGTGATACAGATGATAATAGCAGTCTTAAGAAAACAACCGCTCAATCTATTGCAGATTTGGCAACTCAAACTCCTGGTTTAAATACAGATGTTCAAACTATAACTTCTAGTGCAAATGCTGTTTCCTTTGATACTTCTAACGGGTGTAATGCTAGAATTATATTAACAGAAGATGTTTTATCGCTAGCAATAACTAAAGGCGGCGGAGCTTTAGATAATGGAGATACTGGAATTATATTCATAAAGCAAAATAACACAGGTGGCCACACATTTGCAGTTTCCACTCCTTCTACAATTAGAGTATATTCTGGTGACTTGGCCAAGATCCCAGATATAACGATAAATAGTGTTGGCTCGGCTACTATCGGGTATGCATTTGATAGCGGCGAATTACATTTATATGTAAGTGAAACAACTTAAAATAAAAATAATGAAAAAATATAGATTAATAAAAAAATCTCCTTTAGAACTTTATAATAGAAACCTTGGTGGGTTCCCTTGGACATTAACAAGAAATACATCACCGCCTGAGACATTAGATGGATTTAAATATGTTGAAGAATTACCATACCCAGGAAATAATCTACTGGCTGAAGGAAAGGTTTGGGTAAGAGAATTAACAGAAGACGCTTACATATGGGTTCAAGCCGATGAACCAACGCTTGATGTAGATAACCGAATCGTTGAAGCTTGGAGAATTAGAGCTATAGCTAAAACTACTCCATTTTTAGATGAAATGCTAATTGATAAAATCAACAAAGAAATCTCTCTCATACAAGATCCATTAAATAAAGCCGTGGCCGAAGAAGTATTTTTCGGGGGAAATACGATAGACAGAGAATCTACATTATTAAATACTATGGCAAATAGTATTGGGTTAACGAGCAGTCAAATTGATGACCTGTTTATACAGGCTATAAATATAACTGTATAAATTAACTATGAGTGTAAATTTTCCATTAGAATTAATTGGAGTAGGTGACGCGCCGTCTTCATCTGCTGAGACGGTAATAAGAAGAATAGATATTGGTACTAAGTTCGAGGATCTCCCCATTACCGTTGATGGTCTAGGGAACACTATAACTAACCCGCAGGAATATTGGTATAGATGCGGTGGTGGCTCTACTCAAGCGGGCAATAGTATATGGTATGTTAATACAGGGGGCTCGCAAGTTTATGAAGGCAAAACCACTGCGTTCACTCCTGGTAATATACCTAGTTATGTTCCAGCCGTGGTCCAACAAACCGAGAGATATAGACAATCCGGTACCAACCTTGAATATACAATTCCAAACCTTGCATCAGAATCGCCCCTGCCTAGTGGAACATATAGAGTGAATCTTATTTTTAGTGATAACTATAGAAACTTTAGAGTTGTAAATATTTTTATTAATAATATTTTTGTAGGTGAGCTTAGAGAGGAAAGCACCGATGGAGCGACATTTGTAGGTGAATTTCAATCATATGATGTTGAAGTATCAACTGGTGTCATAGAGATACGGTTTGAAAAAGTGGAAGAAAACCCCAAAATCCATGGAATTGAAATCATAAAGTTAGGTACTACTGATGAGACTGCTTTTGTTACAATAGGAAATATTAATAACACTAATGATAATACCGGCTTCGGTTCAGTTCCATATGTATATGAAATTGCAAAATATGAAACGTTTAGAAGAAAGATAGATGATTATAATGCAGATCCTGTAAATGTAAATAGACAAATAACTGCATCAGGCGATCCTAGATTTACAGATGATCTGCATCCTGCATATGGTGTATTTGGAAACAGAGCTTTTCGCTTTGTTAACTGGTTAAATGAAAGAGAAGGCTACCAGCCAGCATATAAAATTTTAGGTGGCGGTTCAAATGATCCTATTTCTCTTTGGAGTAGTGCTGAAGCGTGGCAACTCGGAGGTGAAAACAGATTTAGACATAAGGCCGCAAAATATTTCTTACCATCTTATAATGAATGGTATAAAGCAGCTTATTATGATCCTATTAATACTGTTTATTACGATTATGCAACTGGAAGTGACACTCCTCCAATTTCTACACCTGGTGGTAAAGTTGAAGGAACCGCGGTGTATAATCAAGACATCACTACTGGTCTTGCGATTGTAACTAATGCGGGTGGGGAAAGTCCTTATGGTATAGTTGGAGGAAACGGCAATGTTAGTGAGTTTTTAGAAACGGCGGTAGGGCTGGTTAATGATGACCCTTTGGAAAATAGAATATCTGTTGGTGGTACTTATTCTGATACTACTATTCAACCAGCTACGGCGACTCCTCCTGGAGCTTCAACCACTTTATTTACCGTTGATGATGCTATTACATTTAGACTCGCTCGTAATCCTAATGCATTTTTCTATACATCATATTTTGAAGAGTTCGTACCTATTAACAATCCTGGTAACGATGCAGATACTGTAATTGGTGGTTATGGTGATGTTAGTTATACATATCAAATTGCAAAATATAGTGTTGCTGAAGAACAGGTTGCTGCTTACAATACAGCCAACCCTTCATTACAAATATCAATAGATTCTCGTGGTGAAAGTAAACCAGCTACAAGTGTATCATGGAATGGAGCGGCTCGTTATGTTAACTGGCTTAATACAAGAGAAGGGTTTCAACCCGCTTATAAATTTGATACTGGTATAGCTAATGACAATATATCTTTATGGGATGTGGCCGATTCGTGGACAGCAGGTGGTGAGAATCGTTATCGTCATAAAGATGCAAAATACTTCTTACCGA